CTTACATCCATTCTATGCATAACTGGAGCAATCATAGGTGCAAATCTCACAAGACTTTCACAACCTAAATTAAATTTATCTCCTGGAACACATTCTAATGTTAAAATTGGTGTCAACTGACCCATTTGGGCAGACAATTTAACATCATGTGATAAATCAAAGCTATTTTTTTGTGGCTTTGTTAACTTAATACTGTTGAATAAGTTTTTCATGTTGGTTTTTTGTTTTTAATTGTTTATAAACGGGTTCCACCACGTTGGATGTAATAATTACGGGCTACTTTTCTGTATCCGCCTTTTCTTTTGCGACTTGAACGTCTTTTCATTGTTTTTGTTTTTTATGGTTTAAATAATCGAAGTATTGATGCTGCAGTTTGTCCTACTATTCCAGCTGCTTGAATTTTTTTCATAAATTCATTCTCTTGTTGAGCTGATATAATTTTTTGTCCAGTTAATAGCATTGCTTGTTTCATACTAACAATTTTTTGTCCTATTTCAGCTTGTTTAGCTACTGATAATTTTGTATTAGCTAATATATTTTGTACTTCTGCAGTAGTTTTTCTAATTTGACCTTCAATTTGTTTAAATTTCTGGTCTTGTAAATATACTTCTCCAGCTGATAAAGTTTCTTTATTCCCTAAAGTAAATTTTCTTATATCAAATGTATCTTTTGCAAATTTTGTATTTACATTTTTCCAATCAGTTTCACTATTTGTTTTTATAGTTTGAGCTTTTATTAATTCACCTTGCTTTTGCATATTTTCGAGTTGTAACTTTTGAGTCTCTAATGCATATTGTTTTCCTAATACATTTAATCCATCTGGGTCTACCTGCGGTGCTACATAATTAGGCGCTTTCGCTTCAGGTGTTTTTATAGGTTGAGCGGTTGTCATTTGACCATATATAAGATGTGGATTTAATCCTGCATCTTTAAATCTTTTCATTTGTGCATCCGGAGCATTATACATATTCTGTCTGTTCCAGTCTGCTAATGCATCTGCCCTTTGTCTATCGTACATCTCTAAATTTGTACGTTTTTGTTGTCTATTTGTTAATAACTGACTACCTACATTTAATGCATTTCCTACTAATGCTGCTGTTTTTGCTGCTTTTGCTGCTTGTAATGTACCTGCAATTGCTTTACCTGCAGTAATTAACGCTTGTGGTATAATAAATGGCATGTTATAAGGGTTTTATAGATACGGCCTAAAAGGCCTCTCTGTTTGTAATTAGTTATGTTTTTTGGTTTGCGCGACGATTTCGGTCGTTCCAGCGTTGCTGCTTGTTTTTGGTTTTCTGTTTTTTTCGTTTCTGTTACCATACACTTTCAGTCGTTTTTTTCTAAACCCCAGAAAGCAAGTCGGTTTTCGCTTTTTGGTCGCCTTGGGTCATCCGCTACGCTACTTCCCTTTGCTCCCCTTTAGCTTCCACCGTCTTTGCTTTTTCTTAGGGTTGGGGGTTTATACTCCTTTTTTTTGTTTTCGTTGACTTGGTGTCAACTAGCACTAATATATCAAGTAGTATTAGTGCTTTGCTGACGCGCTTCGCTTGTCTTGCGCTTTGCGCGAGTTGGATTAATCCAACTCACTCAAAACGCCGTTTTGTTCCTCGGAGCTAATATCCGATAATTTTTGTAAATCTGAATGTTTTTTTTCAGATTTCAAAGTTTTTTGTAAACTTTTTAATTCTTGCTGATATAATTCAGCAAATTCTTGCCTTTCTGCAAGGTCAAGAGTTCTTGGGTCTGGCATATCGTTAAAATCTTCACCTTGTTGCCATACTGGTGTTCTTTCACCAGAAATTGGCAATCCTCTTGAATAACGGTCAAGAATTGTACGAATAGACATACTTTGGTCTGGTATAGTTTCAGATGGTTCATTGTTCACTTCTCCCGTGAAAGGGTGTTCTTTTCTGTTAAAATGTGATTTTATCATTGTTAAATTTTTAAATGTTCTTTTTTATTTAATTTACGAATACTATCGTATATTTTTTGTTCGTTAAAAGATTGTAGATTGTTGCCATGTTCCTTTACTAACAAATCTTTTGCTTCGGATGCTTTCTTCTGGAAGTAATAAGAAATTCGTTCCTTCTCGAATTCGTCGTATATCCTCAGCTTGTAATATCTCGCTAGTGGAGCCTTTTTGCCATCTAACAAAGGTACGTATACGCGTTCTTCGACGTTTGCTTTGTGCCATTTTAATATATTTTCTGTTATATAATTTGAGCCAAGTCCTTTGCTCATTAAAGCAAATTCTTTGTTTCTATCATCATTTTGATGCATTGGTATTTTGGCAGCTTTTGATATGTATTTTAAAGTATAACCGATTGATGCATCGGTTATAGTTCCTACATGTATTTCGCCAATTTTTTTGTTATCTAATGCCCAAGCACGCTCAAAATAATTAATATCAGCGTTGAATATAACTATATGGTAATGTGGTCTTAATGTCTGACCGCCATATTCTCCAACGGCGTAATACTTTATAGATTTGTGATTTTTTGCATGACATTTTCGTAATCTTTTGAAGAACTTTTGTAAATCTGTCTTTTTTAAAGTCATATAACCATTATCGGTTATTGGAACATGTTCTGTATCGTAGGTTAAAGTTAAGAAGTGAGCGGATATGCTCCGCTCTCCCTCCTTAACTAAACGTACTGACCAAGTACTTGCCCTACGTCTTTTACAATTTAAACACTTAGAACAAGGCACATAATGACCTCCGTTTTCCTCTTTTAACTGGAAAGGGTTTAAACATTGTGTAGACATTAGAACATTGGTGTTCCGTATTTCGGCATTGGTCTAATTGCCTGAATTTTATTGTATACATGACAATATAGTGGGTCTTCTCCTTCTGTTTCAACCGCAAAAATACGTGTAGTATCTTCAGGTTTACATTCTACAAATGTTTGATTTAAAGCAGGTTGATTTTCAAAAATACGACCTAAATGCCAGTACTTTAAATTATTTCTAAATTCACCTGCAACTCTTGAAGGCATGAACTTATATTCACTATAACGTGGTACATATCCAAATGTATCGTTACCAGTTGAAGTAAATGCATATAATTCGTTATTTACTACTGGTTGCTCTCCAATATTCGCAAATGAAGGAAAATAATAATCTAAAGTATCATTTTTTAAATAGGTTTTTGGTATACCCTGCTGATATGCAGTTTTTGGCATAACTGACATGATACCAATAATGTATCCATGTTCCTCACAATAGTATGAACCGCTTTTTCCACTACTTATTGACAATCCATGACCAGCCATATTACCTTGTGCAAGTGTATCTGTTCCAGTAGTATTTAAGACTTCGCTTACTACTACTGGTGTTTTTACACCTGTAATATATTCAGGTCTTTGCAATCTTGCATCTGATGACCTAACGCCAAAATGGCTTAATATACTTTCAATATATCTCGTACCGCCTCTTGCGTTTTTCTCAAGCCATTCTTGTAATCTAAATGCACGACGTAAATCATTAATTGTTGTAGGTTCAATTTCGGCATTTGATGTATCAGCATATAAACTATCTGTAGGTACATCTGTACGACCACCTTGTGCAGCTACGTTAACACTTGCTGGTGTTCCATTTAAACTTGTGCCTGATGCACTATTTAAGTAAACTGGCAAATCACCTTCTACTAAACCTATAGGAATATCCACTGCTGCACCTTTTTGAGCAAAAGGTAAAGCTGCAGTAAAATAGTCATGTTCCCATGCTCTATTACGTATTTTATACCATTTATTATAATCTGCCCAAGTATCAGTATTATCACCGTCAGTAAGTTTATAATTTACTGGTGCAATTAAATTCTGGTCTCTATAATATTCGTTATAAATGCATTGATAAGCAGCAAATGGTAAAGCACTAATATTTACATTTGTCTGACCATTTGATGGTGAAGGGATACCCATATAATCAGCAAATTTTGGTAAATTTGAAGTCCAGTTAGCATTAAAAGACGGTTGTAAACCTACTGTAGATAAAGTTGGGGCTACAACACCACTATTTGCATCTGTAATAAACTTTTCCCAATTATCCCAAAGAATTCTATTTGGTACAAAGAAATAATGCATACTTACATCCATTCTATGCATAACTGGAGCAATCATAGGTGCAAATCTCACAAGACTTTCACAACCTAAATTAAATTTATCTCCTGGAACACATTCTAATGTTAAAATTGGTGTCAACTGACCCATTT